ATAAGGGGCATGGAAACGCTGCGAAAAATGTTGATAGACAACATGCCGCGCATTGTTGCTGTGATTACGCCGGTGATAAAAGTTATTTTAGCGCTGCAAGATGTTTTTTTAGCGGCTGCACAGGGGATTGTGAGCGCGATAAGTTTTGTTGTTTCGCCATTGATGGAATTAAACAGAATGCTAGGCGGTGTACCTGCTTATATTTTGGGCGCTGCTGTTGCGTGGAAAGTGTTATCTGCGGCATTCTCAGCATCACCGATTGGTTTGGTGGTGACTGGAATTATGGCGCTGATTGCTGCAATAGTTTTGCTAAAAGAAGATTTTGATGTCTGGAAAGCTGGCGGTGAATCGCTAATAGATTGGGAATTGTGGGTTCCTGCAATCGAAGCGGCGCAAGGAGTGCTAGAAGGATTCCGTGGATTTTTGACCGATTGGTTTTCTGCGTTGGGCGCTATGTTTAGCGCATTGTTCGCGTTACTGTCCGGTGATTTCGCTGGCGCTTGGGAAGGCGTTAAAAGTATGCTTGGCAGTGTTATAGATATGTTTTCTGGTGTGATAAACATTGCCTCAAAAGTTGGTGGCGTTATCGGTTCGGTTGCTGGCGGGATTTCTGCTATTGTCGGCGGTAAATCTGCATTGACTCCAAACCCTGCCGCAGGTGCTAGTGGTCAAACGAATCAAAATGTAAACCAGCAAACTGTTATCAATGTCAACGGTGCAGGCGACCCGAAAGCCGTAGGTAATGCGGTTGCAGGTCAGCAGTCAGGCGTTAATAATCAGATGCAGCGTAACTTGCAGGGTGCTGTTCGGTGAGCTGGATAAATAGCAATGCCGAGTTTTTGCCGCGCAGGAATGTCGGTGGGTGGGTTGCGAGCGTCACGATTTCTGAAAGTGCGTCCGATGATTTGGAGATAACACAACATCCAGTGCAGGACGGCGCAGCGATTACCGACCATGCTTACAAAAAGCCGGTGATGCTGTCTGTTGAAGCGCAATACTCGGACAACCTAACGGGCGTTCCAATAGATGAGATGTATAGAAGGCTTTTGACGCTGCAAAATACACGCGATCCGATTGATGTCGTGACTGGTAAGCGCATTTATCGCAACATGCTAATCAAGTCGATTTCCGAAACAACGGACAAAACTACTGACAAGGTTTTGAGCATTAAAATGGATCTTCAGGAAGTGATTCTAGTAGCGGTTTCTACTGTCAAAATACCGGCATCATCACAAAAAAAAGCAGCGCAGAAAGAGCCAAAAAGAACTGGGCAAACTGAGAATGGTGGCGTGCGAAAAGGCGAGCCGACGAATACTGCCGCGCCGGAAAAGCCTCGATCAAGACTAGCGGGGTTTGCGCGTGGCTGATGTAATCACAAAAATACCGATGACAGCAATCCCGCAACGCTTTAGAGTGGACATGGCTGGCGTAGAATACGAAATAGTTTCGCGCTGGAATGGTGCGGTATCGTCGTGGGTTTTGGACTTGTACGATGCGAATCGTGATCCGATGATAATGTGTATCCCGATGGTGTGTGGGATTGATTTGTTGTCACAATACGGATATTTGAATATCGGCGCAGAGCTGTGGGTGTTGACTGACGGTGACGACACCGCTCCACCTACGATAGATAATCTGGGTTCGGAATCCAATTTATTTTTGGTGGTGCGCGGTGAGTGATTTACAGTACAAACGCACCTGCAATCTGATAGTATCTGATGCTGCTGGCAGTGGATTGGATTTGTCGAATCTGACTATAAACTTTGCCATTAAAAAAACAGACGGACAATCTCCAAACACTGCCAGCATCAAGGTCTATAACCTTTCAGATGAAACCGCAAAACAAATACAAAAAGAGTTTACGCGTGTGGTATTGCAGGCGGGTTACGAATCAAACCACGGCATTGTATTTGACGGCAATGTTAAAGCTGTAACGCTTGGTCGTGAGAATGTTGTGGATAGTTATATTGATATTCAAGCTGCGGATGGTGACGAGGGTTACAATTTCTCTGTAGTGAACGCGACATTATCGGCAGGCGCAACGCAGCGAGACCAAATAAAGGAAACAGCGAAAGCAATGAAGCAGTTTGGCGTTGCAGAGGGTCATGTGGACGATGCTACTGACACGCCGCCACTGCCTCGCGGAAAGGTCATGTATGGCAATGCAAGAAAATATAACCGGCAATCGGCGCAATCGACCGGATGTAGCTGGTCCATCCAGAATGGAAGAGTGCAGGTTGTTGCACTGAAAGGCGTGTTGCCAAACACCGCAGTGCAGTTGAATAGTCGCTCTGGTTTGGTGGGTACGCCTGAACAAACCAGTGACGGAATAAAGTTCCGATGCCTGATAAATCCGGCGATAGTTGTCGGCGGTGCAATTCAAATAAATGAGCGTGATATTCAAGCTGCAAAGTTAGATGATAACGCAAGCGGGCAGCCTGACAGCGCTGAAAAAAAAGAACCTGTGGAGATTACTGCCGATGGTTTTTATCGCGTTGTTAGCTTGGACATTGCAGGCAATTCACGCGGTAATGATTGGTATATTGATGGGGTATGTGTGCCGCTTGGCGATACTCCAGATGGCAAAAAGGTTACAGGCAATGGCTGATAGACGTGAGAAATACGACGACCCAGAGGAAGCGTTACGCTCGGCGATGGAGGACGCGCAGGCGAATATGTGGACGGCGTTACCTGCAACGGTGACGGCTGTAGATTTGGTCGCGCAAACCATTTCAGCGCAGCCGAATGTAAAAGGGTCGCAATCAAAACCTGATGGTAGTAGCGAAAGTATATCTATGCCGATGCTAGTTGATGTGCCGATCTGCTGGCCGCGTGCCGGTGGCTTTGCGGTGACGCTACCGATCAAAGCCGGTGATGAGGTGTTAATTGTTTTTGCGTCTAGAGCAATAGATGGATGGTGGCAGAGTGGTGGCGAGCAAGAACCTGTTGAATCGCGAATGCATGATTTGTCTGATGGGTTTGCTATTTTTGCACCGACCAGCCAAGCGAAAAAATTAACAAATGTGCAGGATGATGGAATAGAAATACGGTTAGAGGATAGGTCGGCATTTTGGAAGATGGACGAAAACGGTGATATATATTGCACATTTGGCACGATGTATTTAACTGGCGATATTGTGCAAGTGGGAAATCAAACTATAACCGGCGACACGGCGCAGACTGGAAAAATTGTAGCGACTGACGATGTAAAAGCTGCCACTATTTCGCTGAAAAATCACGGGCATTTTGCTTTGGATAATGTAACGCCGCTTGCAGGGAAGCCAATACCATGAGATACAGGAAATTAGACAGTGCCGGTGATATGTTGTTCGGTCATCAGTTGCAAGATTTTTTTATTGAAGATTCGCTTGCGGTTGCACAGGCTGTAAAAACAAGGCTGTCATTGTGGCTCGGTGAGTGGTATTTGGATTTGGAAGATGGTACTCCGTGGCAAAACGGCATCCTCGGAAAGGGTACTGATGTGACTGCCGATGCGTTATTGCGTAGAAGGATTTTAGAGACAGAAGGTGTTGTTGAAATAGTTGATGGCACTTATTTTTCCACGCTTGACAGAGATACTAGAACGCTATCGGTTGCGTGTACAATCGAAACAATTTATGGCACTGCACAGGTGAGCGCGTGAACATCACAGATTTAATTTATATCGATCAAGACGGGTTCCACTTTCCAGATTTCCCGACGCTGTTTCAGCGGTATCAGGATGCCTACCGTGTGATTTACGGTGCAGATATTTACATTGATGCCGACTCGCAAGATGGCGCATTTTTGGCTCTGTTCGCGCAATCCGTTTACGATTTGTGCAATGTTTTTTCAGGTGTTTATACCAGTTTTTCTCCGGCGCTTGGCATCGGTGACGCATTAACTCGCAATGTGGCAATCAACGGAATCACTAGACGCGCAGCCACGCACTCTACCGCTGACGTGAATGTAGTCGGCACGGTTGGCACGACGATTGCAGCTGGAAAAATCAGGGACGCTCTGGGCAATTTGTGGAGCATCCCGACTAATACAG